CCCTGAGCAGCGGCTCGTGCTGGACGCGATGTTCGGCATGGACTCGCACGGGAAGTCCACGGCATTCGAGACCGCGGTGATCGCGCCGCGGCAGAACATGAAGACCGGCGTGCTGAAGATGGCCGTGCTCGGCTGGCTGTTCATCACCGATCAGCAGCTGGTGATCTGGTCCGCGCACGAGTTCCCGACGGCGCAGGAGGCGTTCCGGGACCTGGAGATCCTCATCGGCGGGTCCTCGTTCCTGTCGAAGCGCGTGAAGAAGGTCCACCGGGCCAACGGTGACGAGGCGATCGAGCTGAAGTCCGGGGCGCGTCTGAAGTTCCGGGCGCGCACGAAGGCTGGCGGCCGTGGCCTCTCCGGGGACAAGGTCGTGCTCGACGAGGCGTTCGCGCTGCAGCCGGACCACATGGGCGCGCTGCTGCCGACCCTGACGACCCGCCCGGACCCGCAGGTCGTGTACGGGTCGTCCGCGGGCACGGCGCACTCGGATGTGCTGCGCGGCATCCGCGACCGTGGCCGCGCCGGCGCCTCGGCGCGCATGGCCTACTTCGAGTGGGCGTCCGCGCGTCGCGCGTGCGCATCCGAGAAGTGCGACCACGAGCCAGGGAAGTGGGACGGCTGCCAGCTCGACGACGTCGAGAACTTGAAGGCCGCAAACCCCCTGCTCGGCCGCGTCCGCCCAAACGGCACCGGCCTGACCGTCGAGTACCTGCGTGCCGAGCGCGCAGCCCTGCCGCCGGCCGAGTTCGGACGCGAGCGGATGGGCTGGTGGGACGACCCCTCCACCTCGGACATCTTCGGCCCCGGCAAGTGGGAGCAGGGCGCCCGTGACGACGTCGAGCGCCCCACCGACATGACCATGACCGGCCTGGCGATCGCCGTGGCCATGGACCTGAAGACCGCAGCGCTCGTCGGTGCCGGCGTCGACGACACCGGGGCGGTCTGGCCGCGCGTGCTCCAGCACGGGCCGGGCACCGCCTGGACCGTGGACCGCGCCAAGGAGCTGCAGGCCCGCTTCGAGCTGCCCGTCGTGATCGACGGCAAGGGCCCCGGCGCCATGCTCATCCCCACCCTCGAGCGCGAGGGCGTGAACCTGCACGTGGCCACCACGACCGACGTCCTCGACGCGTTCGCGAACCTGCGCTCGCGGGTCGCGGACGGGGTGCTGCTGCACACGCCGGCGCCCGAGCTCGACGCCGCGGTGGCCGGCGCGGCCCTGCGCCCGGTGGGTGACCGGTTCGCGATCGGGCGGAAGGCGTCCACCGCGGACGTGTCCCCGCTCGAGGCCGCGTCCCTGGCCTGCTGGCAGGCCACCATCGGCCCGTCGCAGGGACGGTCGGCGTACGACGACGACTCCTACGACGACGAGTTCATGTACGTCTGACCCGAAGGAGCCCCGCGTGGCCGTGTATGCGCTCATCCTGTCGATCCTGGCCGCCGCGGCCGCACTCGGTGCCGTGTGGTTCTCCCCCGCTCGGCGGGCGGCGCCGCCCGCCGACGAGTGGGCGCCGCTGCTGGCCCGCCGCGCCGTCGTGAACATGCACGACGGCACCGCGGTGGACGGTGTCCTCGTGCGCCGCGACGGCGCGCTCCTGGTCCTGCGCGAGGCCGTCATCCACGACGGCGTCTCCGACAACCCGCCCCGGGCTGACGGGGAGGTCGTCATCGACCGCATGCAGGTCGCGTACCTGCAGTTCCCCACGACCTGAGAGGCGGTGACGCATGGCGTTCGTCGTGAGCCACGGTGAGGTGCGCGGGCTCGCGCGCCCGACGACCTCCGTGCCCCGCTCCCTGCAGATCGCCCCCGGCTACACGTCGGACTACGCCGCGATCTGGCGCACCCACGGGTCCGTCCGCACAGTCACGGACTTCCTGGCCCGCAACATCGCCTCCCTCGGCCTGCACCTGTTCGAGCGCGCCGGGGACGCCGACCGCCGCCGCGTGACCGACCACCCGCTCGCGCAGCTGATCGGCCGGCCCATGCCCGGCCAGTACCGGTACGCGTTCGTCGAGGCACTCGTCCAGGACATCGCGATCTTCGACCGCTACCTCGCGGTCAAGATGAAGGGCACCGACTCGGACGCCCCGCACGCCCTCGTGCGGATCCCGCCGATGATCTGGGAGCCCGCCGGCGACGACTGGACCGGCCCCACCGAGTTCCTCGTGCGCGGCAACCGCGGCACCCGCACCTTCACGCGCGACCAGGTCGTCTACATCGGCGGCTACTCCCCGGCCGGTGAGCTCGGCGGCGTCCCCGCGATCGAGTCCCTGCGCTCCGTTCTCGCCGAGGAACACGAGGCCGCGCTCATGCGCGCCCAGACCTTCCGCAACGGGGCCCGCGCCTCCGGCTACATCGAGCGCCCCGCCGGCGCCCCGCCCTGGTCCGCGGCCACGCATGCCCGCTTCAAGGCGGCCTGGCGCGCCCAGTACACCGGCTCCGGCGCGGACGTCGGCGGCACGCCGATCCTCGAGGACGGCATGAAGTTCACCGCCGCCCAGCAGTCCGCCAAGGACCTGCAGTACATCGAGTCGCGCAAGCTGACCCGCCAGGAAGTCGCCGCGGCCTACCACATCCCCCCGCCCATGATCGGGCTGATGGAGACGGCCACGTTCGCCAGCCTGAAGGAGCAGCACAAGAGCCTCTACACGGACACGCTCGGCCCCTGGCTGCAGCGCATCCAGCAGGCGCTCGCGGCCAACCTCCTGGACGACTTCGGCCCGGAGGCCGCTGACATGTACCTCGAGTTCAACATCGAGGAGAAGCTGCGCGGCGCGTTCGAGGACCAGGCCGCCCAGCTGCAGACCTCCACCGGCGCCCCGTGGCTGACGCGCAACGAGGCCCGCGCGATGCGGAACTTGCCGGCCGTCGAGGGCGGCGACGAGCTCGTGGTGCCCCTGAACGTCCTCACCGGCGGGCAGGCATCCCCCACGGACTCCGGCACGCAGAACCAGCGCGCCAGCCACACCCCGCGGGTGAAGGCCGTGGGCCCCATCGAGTACGAGCTGAAGGCCCCGGCCGGGGACACCATCCCGGCCGAGGAGACCGACCCGCTCGTCAAGGTGTTCCGCGCGCACTTCAAGCGCCAGCGCGCCGCCATCACCTCGGCCACCGGCGCGAAGTCCCCCACCTGGTGGGACGGGAAACGGTGGGACGCCGAGCTCGCCGAGGACCTCCTCGACGCCGGCTCGGACCTCGCCACCACCGCCGCCCGTGACGTCCTCACCGGCATGGGCCTCGACCCCGACCAGTACGACACCCCCCGCACCGAGGCATTCCTGGCCAAGGTCGCCGAGCGCATCGCCTCCCAGGTCAACGCCGCCACCCTCCGCCAGATCGAAGCCGCGCTCGCGGACGACGACGAGGACGACGAGGACGACGTCGACCCGGTGGGGCACGTGTTCGACGTGGCCGAGGAGTCGCGCGCCGACCAGGCGGCCATGACCGCGGCCGCCACGTTCGTGGGCTTCGGCATGGCTGAGGCCCCGAGGCAGGTGGCGCCGAAGGCCACGAAGCGGTGGGTCGTGAACTCGTGGAACCCCCGCGCCTCCCACGCCGCACTGGACGGCGAGGAGGTCGGGATCGAGGAGGACTTCTCCAACGGCATGCCCTGGCCGGGCAGCTTCACCGGCGACCCCGAGGACGTGGCCAACTGCCAGTGCTCGCTCGTCATCATCCGCTGACCGAGGAGGTCAACATGCGCATCAAGACCGTCCCCGTGGGCGAGGTGAAGGCCGGCCCCGACGACGGGCTGGCCGAGGGCGAGTTCATCGTCTACCCGTCCACCTTCACCCGTGAGCCCGACTCGTACGGCGACGTCGTCGCAAAGGGCGCCTTCCTGGACACGATCCAGCAGTGGAAGGACTCGGGCAACTCCCTGCCGGGCCTGTTCGGGCACCGTATGGACGACCCTGACTTCTACGTCGCCTACGCCATCGACATGGACGAGGACGAGCACGGGTGGCGGGTCCACGGCGCGTTCGACATGGAGTCCCCGAAGGGCCCCCACGTCTACCGGCTCGTCAAGGGCCGCCGCCTGAACCAGCTCTCCTTCGCCTTCGACACCCTCGAGGAGGGCGCCGTCGAGCTTGAGGACGGCAGCAAGGCGAACGAGCTGCGCAAGCTCCGCGTCCACGAGTTCTCGTTCGTGCCCATCGGCGCGAACCAGGACACCTCTGTCGTGGCCGTCAAGGGGATCGTGGACGGCCTCAAGGCCGGCCGCGTCCTCTCCAAGGCCAACGAGACCTCGCTCCGCGAGGCCCGCGACGCCATCGACTCCGTCCTGTCCTCCCTGCCCGACGAGGGCGCCCAGGAGAACGGCGACGGCACCAGCGACCAGGACCAGGCCAGCGGCACCGGGAAGGCCAACGACGAGGGCGCCCAGCGCGTCAAGTCGGAGGAGCCCACCGGCGCGCCGTCCGCTCGCGCCCTGGCAGCACAGGCCCTGGACCTCGAGGTCCTGGGCTGACCACCCCCTGAACCGCGCCCCACGGGGCGCACCCATGCCAAGGAGGCACACATGTCGAAGCTCAAGCAGCTTCAGGAGGCGGCTCAGGCGGCGGCGAAGGCTGCCCGCGAGACCGCCGAGAAGGCCGACCGCGAGGGCCGCGCCCTCACCGACGCCGAGCGCACCGAGTACGACCAGCACATGGCCAAGGGCCGTGACCTGCTCGAGCAGATCAAGGTCGCCAAGCGCGACGCCGAGGTCCTCGACCAGGCCAAGTCCCTGGCCCAGGAGATCGGCGGCTACGCCGTCGACGACGTCGAAGGGCAGAAGGGCGCCGGCACCCCCACCCAGCGCGTGAAGAACCTCGGACTCGAGGTCGTCTCGAGCCCGCAGTTCAAGTCCATGATGAAGGGCTTCACCAACTCCGACGGCACGGTCCGCATCCCGGACCGCACCCAGGTGAAGTCCGACCCCATCCGCGTGAAGTCCCTCTTCACCGGCGCCTCCGGCACCTCCGCCGGCGCGTTCGTCACCCCGGAGCAGACCGGCATCATCGAGATGCTCGGCCGCCGCCCCCTGACGATCCGCGACCTCATCTCCGTCCGCCGCACCGGCTCGGACACCCTCGAGTACGTCCGCCAGACCGCGCACACCAACGCGGCCGCGCCCGTGCCCGAGGCCCAGTCCGCCGCCGCCATCGACGGCACCACCGTCACCAACGTGATCGGCGGCCTCAAGCCCGAGGGCTCCTGGGCCTTCGAGCGCGTCTCCACCTCCGTGAAGACCATCGCCGAGTGGGTGCCCGTCACCAAGCGGGCGCTCGCGGACGCGGCGCAGCTGGAGGACCTGATCCGCGATGAGCTGTCCAAGGACATCGCGGAGGCTGAGGAGGCGCAGATCCTCACCGGTGACGGCGTCGGGGAGAACCTGACCGGCATCCTCTCGACCTCGGGCATCCAGTCCCAGGACTTCGACACCGACGTGTTCGTCTCGGTCCGCAAGGCGATCACGAAGGCCCGCACCGTGGGCCGTGTGGTCCCGAACGCGGTCCTGATGAACCCGCTGGACGTCGAGACCGTGGACCTGGCCCGCGAGACCGGCGGCCGTTTCTACGGCGCCGGCCCGTTCACGATGGGCCCGCGCACCCTGTGGTCCCTGCCGATCGTGGAGTCCGAGACGATCACCGCGGGCACCGCGGTGGTCGGCGACTTCTCCAAGGCCGTGCTCTGGGACCGCGAGGACACCACCGTGACCTTCTCGGACTCGCACGCGGACTTCTTCGTCCGAAACCTCGTGGCCGTCCTGGCCGAGGAGCGCGTCGCGTTCGGCGTGACCCGCCCGGCCGCGTTCGTGAAGACCACGGTCACCGGCTGACCGGTGGCCCCCTGACAGCCCGCCCCGCACCCGCGGGGCGGGCCACCCACGACCACGACCCCGAGGAAGTCACCATGGCTGGTCTGAAGCCCTACGAGATCACCAACGAGAACGGGTTCGCCACGACGTTGCTGCTCTCCGAGCATGACGCCAAGCGCCGCGGCCTCACCGAGGCTGACCAGCAGGAGGCCCCGAAGCCCGCCCGCCGGCGCCGCTCCGCCCCGAAGCCGGCGAACAAGCAGGGCCCTGCTCCGCAGGACAAGGCCCCCGCCGGGGCCGACGCTGACGGCAAGGCTGACGGCACCGGCTTCGAGGCGTTCGAGACCACCGCCGACTGACCTGGGAGGAGGCGCACGTGAACCGCGCGAGCAACGACATGATCGAGGCGTCTGACCTGCTCGGCTTCGCGGGCGCCCCCTACCAACAGAAGGCGGTGGACGCCGCCGTCGGCTCCATCCGGGCCGAGTGCGAGTGGCACATCGCCCCGCAGCGCGAGGACACGTGGACGCTCCGCACCGGCGGCTCGGACACCCTCGTGCTGCGCACCCTGCGCGTCGTCCAGGTCAAGGCCATCGCCTCCCCGCACCGCCAGGACCTCACCCCGGCCGACGTCTACGACCTCGGCGACGGCGTGCTCCTCATGCCCGGAGGCTGGCCCGACGTCGTCACGATCACCGTCCAGCACGGCTTCGACGAGTGCCCGGACGAGCTCCTCGCTCTGATCGCCGACCGCGCCCGCGCCACCGTCGGTGGCGGGCGTGTGAAGAGCGAGTCCATCGGCGGCCGCTCCGTCACCCTCGAGGGCGGCATCGACCCGGCCACGGACACCGTCCTGTCCCGGTACATGCTCGGCGGAAGGGTCTGACCATGCAGCTGATGACCGAGACGTGTGAGCTCCTGCTGCGCGGCGAGTCGACCGAGTACGACGAGTACGGCGTGCCGGTGCCGGCGGAGCCGCGGCGCGAGACCTGGGCGTGCTGGTACGAGCCGCGGGGCTCGTCCGAGGCTGTGGTCGCGCAGGAGCAGCAGATCGACGGCCTGTGGATCTACCTGCCGCTTGACGCCCCTCTGGGCGCGGCGGACGCCGTGATCGTGGCCGGGATCCGGTACGAGGTCGAGGGTGAGCCTGGCCGCCAGCCTGGCGGCTTCATCACCCCGGGCTTCGTGAAGGCAGCACTCGGGAGGGTCCGTGGCTGAGGTCCGCATCGGCCCCGAGCTCATGGCCAAGGCATGGGCCCACCCTGGGATCCTGCCTGCCCTGCAGGCCAAGGCCAACGGCATCGCGGCCCGCGCACAGGCGCTCGCCGCAGCCGAGGACGTGGACATGCAGGTGACCACGGTGGCTGGCACCCGCCCGGGAGGCCGCCAGTACGTCAACGTCGTCGGCGACAACGTCGAGCAGGAGTGGGGCTCGTCCCGCACCGGGCGCCGCCGCATCCTCGGCCGCGCTGCCAAAGGAGGGTGACCCGCATGTGGCCCGACGTCGAGAAGGCCCTCGTCGCCCACCTCGCCCAGACCCTCGGCGTCCGCGTGTCCGTCAAGGCGCCACCCGACCTGGAACACCTGCCCGGCTTCATCCGTGTCACCCGCGGCCCCGGAGTGGATGACGGCCTCACGGACGCCCCGACCGTCGACGTGGAGTCGTTCGCCCCATCCCGTGGCGCGGCCCGTGAGCTCGCGGAGCGGGCCCGGCAGGCCATGCACGAGCTGCAGGGCCGCCGCGCCGGCGGGTTGCTCTTCGACTCCGTCCGCACCGCGACGGCTCCGTCGTGGGTGGACTGGGGCAACCCGGCCGTCCACCGCTTCGTGGCGGTCTACACCGTCCAGTTCCGCCCCTACTAACCCCCAACCAATCCACCCGCCCGCCCCCGCAATGGGGGCGCACCTACCGCCTAGGAGGCACCCATGGCCGGAGCGAGCTTCGAGACCATCAAGGGGCACAACCCGAAGAACATCCGCAAGATCCTCGAGATGGCGATCTTCGTCAAGCGCTACGACGACGCCGATGAGGAGATCACGTCGATCTGGGACGGCAGTGGGCTGGCGCTGCCCCCGGGCTACGAGTCCGTGGGTCTGACGACGAAGTCCGACGGGGCGACGTGGACCCGCGACCAGGAGGTCTCGGACGTCACCTCCCACGGCTACGCCGAGCCGACCCGCCGGGACGTCCTGTCCGACCAGACCGGTCTGCAGTTCACCGCGCAGGAGGCCAAGCGCACCACCCTCGAGTTGGACAAGGGCGTGGACCTGTCCACCCTGTCCTCGGATGCGAACGGCAACGTGATCATCGACAAGCCGTCTCGTCCGCAGCCGCTGTACTGGCGTGTCCTGGCCATCGGCAAGGACGGCGACGGCCCTGATGCGATCTACGTCGTCCGCTGGCTGCCGCGAGCGCAGGTCACCGAGAACGCCGAGCAGAAGTGGTCTGAGGAGGACGAGCTGAAGTTCCCGGCCACCCTCTCGGCCTACAACGACCCGAAGGTCGGCACCTCCATGCGTGAGATTTGGGCCGGCCCCGGCCTCGACCACGAGGCCATGGGCTTCCCGTCCCCGACCGCCGGCTGATCCGTCCCCTACTGACCGGCGGCGCGGGTTTCTTGGTGGGCCGCCCGCGCCGCCTTTCCCCTAGCCCACCAGACAGGAGGCCACCGATGGCTGAGCAGAAGACCGAGACCCTCGTGCACCCCGACGGCCGCGAGTGGACCACCTCGAGCGCCACCGAGCGGACGAACCTCATCGCCCGCGGCTGGATGCCGAAGAACACCAAGAAGGCCGCCCCGGCCGCCAAGAAGTCCTGACACGACCACGAGAAAGGCCCACCACCATGGCCAAGAACACCACCTTCAAGACCTGGGACCAGTACGTCGCCGAGGCCGAGCACGCCCCGTTCGAACTGCCGGTCTCGGCCGAGGAAACCATCAAGATCGAGGCGCCCACCGGTGCCGCCCTGATGCAGTGGGCACGCGCCTACCGCACCGGGGATATGCAGGCCATGCTCATCACGCTCTGCGGTGAGCAGTGGTCCCGTGTGGAGCCGCTGCTGGCCAAGGCCGGGTACAAGGCCATGGAGAACCTCATCACTGACATGATGCTGTTCTTCGATCTGGTCGAGGACGTGGAGCTGATCGGCCCCGGTGGCGGGAAGATCCTCGAGAAGGACCCCCGCAAGATCCGTGCCCTGATCAAGCAGGGGTACCGGCCGGCGGGGGAAGCCGACTCCCGTACCTGATCACGCTGATCGACAGGTACGGGGAGAGCATCGAGTGTGACCTGCTCGACGTCTACGGTGTGGACCTCCTGGACTTCTTCCGGGGGGTCCATACCTGGCGTCGGCTGCAGGTCCTCCTCAACGGTCTACCCCCGCGCTCACGTCTGGCGATCGCCCAGGCCCAGGATGACGAGCTCGCCGAGCAGTATCTGCGAGTCCATGGGGAACCCCAACCGTCCCGCGCCCCACACCTCGCCGAGTACGGGCCAGAGGCACAGCGTCTGGACCGGCTGATCAACGGCGTGGAAGCCCTGTTCAAGCGCGTCTCCGACGCGGTCGGCGCGAAGACGACTCTGCCCCCGCCTCCGACTGTGCCCGTCACGGCCATCGAGCGGGCACGTGAGCGTCGGTCCATGGAACGACTTTCTGCCCTGACCGACGAAGCCTACGCCGCCATGCAGCGCAGCACCTGACCGGCCCCCCGCGGGGCCAGGAAGCGAGGCCCCCATGCCCCAGGCAAACGAGGCAGTCTGGCTCCCGGTCCTCCCGTCCTTCAAGGACTTCGGGCCGGCCCTGATCAAGGGAGCCGGTAAGGACGCCGACGGGGCTGGCAAAAAGGTGGGCAAGCGCTTCGGCACTGCGATTGTGGCTGGCGTCGCGGCCATCGGGGTGGCAGGGGTCGCAGCCGGGACCGCTCTGTACAAGGTCGGCGAGGTCTTCGACGACGTCACCGATACCATCCGCGTCGGCACCGGCGCTTCCGGTGAGGCCCTTGACGGGCTGGTGGACTCCGCCAAGCGCGTCGGCCAGAACGTCCCGGCCTCCTTCGACCAGGTCGGCACCACTGTCGCTGACATCAACACCCGCATGGGCCTCACCGGGGACACCCTTGAGACCGTCGCCTCCCAGTACCTGGAGGCCGGACGCATCCTCGGCGAGGACGTGGACATCGCCAAGACATCCGCCGCTTTCAACGCGTTCGGGATCGAGGGTGAGGCCGTCGTCGGGGCCATGGACCACCTATTCCAGGTGTCCCAGGCCACCGGCGTCGGCATGAATGACCTGGCCACCGTGGTCGGCGTGAACGCTCCGGCCATGAAGCAGCTCGGCTTCAGCTTCGAGGAGACGGCCGTCTTGGCCGGCGAGCTCGACAAGGCTGGCCTGGACTCGAATAAGATGATGGCCGCCATGTCTAAGGGCATGGTGACCCTCGCCAAGGACGGTGAGGCCCCGCAGGAGGCGTTCAAGCGCGTCGTCGGGGAGATCCAGGGCTTCATCGCCTCCGGGGACGAGGCAGCCGCGCTCGAGCTCGCCGGCAAGGTGTTCGGCACGAAGGGCGCCCCGCAGTTCATCGACGCGCTCGCCTCGGGCCGGGTGAACCTGGACGACCTCACGAAGGCGGCCGGGCAGACGTCCGACTCGATCCTCGATGTCGGCAAGGAGACGATGGACTTCGCCGAGGCGTGGCAGCTGTTCAAGAACAACGTTCTCGTCTGGCTCGAACCCCTCGGCGCCACCGTCTTCGGCGCCCTCGGCACCTGGATGGGTGTGGCCGTGGACGCGGTCGGCGCGTTCACGGACGCCTGGAACCGCGCAGACGGCTCCATCACCCAGGGCGGCCTCCTGGGCTTCATGGAGGCCCTGGCCGGCAAGGTGCGTGAGGTCTACGACTGGTTCCAGCTCAGCCTGATCCCGGCCCTGCAGACGTTCGGGGGATGGGTGCAGCAGAACAGCTCCTGGGTGGGGCTGCTGGCCGTCACCCTGGGCACCGCGGGCGCCGCGGTCGGCGTCCTCGTGGGCGCGTTCAAGGGGTGGGCGGCGGTGACGGGTGCGGTGACGGCTGCGAAGGCGGCTCTGACCGGCGGCATGGCTGCGCTGAATGCGGTCATGCGCGCGAACCCGATCGGTGTGGTCATCACCGTGCTGACCGCCCTGGTGGCTGCCGCGATCTACGCGTACACGCAGTTCGACTGGTTCCGGCAGGTCGTGGACGGGGCGTGGAACGGCATCAAGGTCGCCGCGGCGGCCGCCTGGGAGGGCGTGATCCGCCCCGTGTTCGAGGCGATCGGCGGCTGGATCACTGGCACCCTCGTGCCCGCGTTCATGCACTTCTGGCAGGGCGCTGTGGTGCCGGCCTGGAACGGGATCGTCGCCGCGATTGCCGGTGCCTGGAACAGCTACATCCTCCCCGTGCTGACGGCCCTGTGGGGATTCATACGTGATGTGCTCGCCCCAGCCATGGTGCGGCTGTGGCAGGGCGTCTTCGTCCCGGTGTGGAACGGCATCGTGGCCGCCGTGCAGGCTGCCGCGGGCCTCATCTCCACGATCTGGAATGGCATCGTCGGCTTCGTGCAGACCGGGTTCGGCCCCGTCATGACGTGGCTGCGCGACGCTGTCTTCGTCCCGGTGTGGAACGGGATCGTGGCCACGGTGCAGACCGCTGGCACGGTCCTGCAAGGCATCTGGACGGCCCTGGTCGGGGCCCTGCAGACCTATCTCGCGCCCGTGTTCACCTGGCTGCGCGACGCCGTCTTCATCCCCGTGTGGAACGGGATCGTGGCCGCCGTGCAGACCGCTGGCACGGTCCTGCAGGGGATCTGGACGTCCCTGGTCAGCGTCGTGCAGACCTACCTCGCGCCCGTGTTCACCTGGCTGTGGCAGAACGTGTTCGTCCCGGTGTGGAACGGGATCTCCGGTGTGGTCCAGTTCGCCTGGGGCATGCTGAAGGCGATCTTCGATCTCCTCGTCGCGGTCGTCCGCAACGTGCTCGCCCCGGCCTTCCTTGAGCTGTGGCAGACGTGGGTCGTCCCTGCCTGGAACGGCATCGTGGCCGCCGTGCAGACTGCCTGGGCGGCCATCTCCGGGATCTTCACCGCGGTCGTCGCCACACTCCGGCAGGTCCTCGGCCCCGCCTTCACCTGGCTGCGGGATTCGGTTGTACTCCCGGTCTGGAACGCGATCAGCACGGCCATATCCACGGCGTGGTCCGCCGTCCGCGCCGTCTGGGACTCACTGGTCGGGTTCATCCGAGGCGCCCTCTCCTCGGCCTTCACCTGGCTGCGAGATTCAGTCGTGAAGCCGGTCTGGGAGGGGATCAGGACAGCGATCACCACGGCGTGGGATGGAGCGAAGGCCACCCTGGACGCAGCCGTGACCTTCATCCGGGGTGGGTTCGCGAACGCGTTCACCTGGCTGCGAGATTCACTCGTGCGCCC